GAGACAGGCTGAAGCCAACCTCGAAGCGGCGAAAGTTCTGGCTGCTGAAAGAAGAGGCAAAATTCTTGAAGACCCGGCCGGTTATGTGGCCAGCACGTTTCAAGCTGAAAATGACAGAACGCCGACCCCAACCGAACTTGTTGATTTGCAACGCAAAATTGGGGTGCCAGAATTTAACATCGTGCCGTTCACCAGTGCTCAGTTTGACAAACTTAGCGATGAGCTTAAACAACTAGACCCGTTTGAGCAGATGGACGCGTTGCAGAGCTTCTTTGGGCCTCTGGACGCCGCCGGTTTGAGCAACATGGCCATGAGCCAGGCAGTCCGGTCTGGACTTACGCCCGTGCAAATGATAGCTGCGCGCAGCCTGGACCGCGGGGCGGCAACCAGACGGAAGGTGGCCGAATTGCTGGAAGCCGAGAAGCTACACCAAGAAAATAAAGAAGCCCTTGACGCGCTTGTGCCCGAAGCTGACCAAAAAGCTATCCGCCAAAAAGTAGCAGAACTTATGACTGATTACTTTCAGAGCGTTGTTGGTGGTGAGCTTACTTTACGCTCGAGTGGCCAGCGGCTTGGTGGACTTCTCGGTATGCAGGGTGCCGTCTTAAAGTTGGCTGTATATTATGCTAGTCAAGGCGAGTCCACAGACGCGGCCTCCGGAAAAGCAGTGGCGCTAATTACAGACCGCTACGAATTTACCACAGCTGGCGGGCAATTTACTACTGACCCGCTGCGCATCCCAAAAGAGTTTTTAGAGCGACCTGAGCAGGTGGACTATATGCGGACTATAATGAAAAAGCATCTGGCCCCAAATGGTTTTCTTGAGTCTGTTGTTGCTCCAATCGAAAAGGAGGACGGCACAGTTTTTTCAGAAGCGGAAATGAAAAAGTATATTGACGAAGTGCGACTTTACGGTGCGTGGGTTAACACTGACGACGACAGCGGGGTGTACCTTGTTGACCAAACGGGCTCCCCAGTAATTATGCTTACTAACAACTTGTCAGAACAGGGAAATTTCCGTCTTGAGAAATCTTTCGAAGAATTGGCTGACATGGCCACAGAAATATTAAGAATTGAAGAGGAATTTGGAGACACTTCTTACATGGATTCCACTCCATTTATCACACTTCAACAGCTCATGGCAGTACAAAGACGTCGCCGGGGGCCCGCCGCTGCATCTGACGCGCCGCGCCCCCAGCCTCGCCCGAGAGGATAACCTTACTGATGGGCGGTTTTTTTATCCCGGCGCAGCCAGACACGCCAGAGCTAAGACAGAATTACTTCGAGGTTACTGATGCAACCACTGCGCAGGTTCTGGGGGCGACTCTTGGTCAAACGCTCTATGAAAACCCTTTGGCATCGGCCATGCGGTCCATTGAGTATCTGACTAACAGGGGAAAAGGGCGCAAGCTTTCCGCTCAAGAATGGGAAGAAAGTGAATTTTTTCGGAAGGGATTAACCATTCCAGATGACGGCATCAATGAGGCGGCCGCATCAATATTAGCAGAAAGGCATGACCAACGTGCTGTGCGCAACCTTGTGTTGCAACGCTCCCCAGGAGGATTTGGCCTAGCCGCGAGTCAGTTCGCTGTCGGGCTGGTTGGCACTGCATTTGACCCTTTGAATGTAGCGGCATCTTTTATACCAGTTGTAGGGCAGGCGCGATTCGCCACGCAAATTGCCAAATATGGCAAGGGCGTAGCTCGAGCAAGAAAGGGCTTGGTGGAGGGCGCGGTAGGCGCAGCCGCGGTGGAGCCGATTGTGCTGTCTACAGCGGCGCTCGAGCAGAACGAGGATTACACCTACGCTACTGCATTTATGAATATAGCTTTTGGTTCTGTGCTTGGTGGCGGGTTGCACGTGGTTGGCGGCAAGTTTTCAGACGCGCTCGAAAAGGCCAACCCAAAAACAGTGCGGGCTTTGCAAGAAAATGCTGTATCCAAGATGGTACAGGGGCAAGAAATTGAACAGAACCTGACAGTCAGACAAGACCCACAAATGCGGAGCAACCCAATATTCCGCGATGTAACAGAGGTCCGTCAGGGTCAAGCGGACCTGCCTGCCATGCTACCGAAAAAAGGGAAAGCATACCCAGATGAGTTGCGGATTGCCTATAGGGAGGATGCCAGGCCACAGAGCATTACCAAGTTTATTAGGTCTATCGGAGGCATCCTGCGAGACGACCCTAACGCTGCTGATGTGCGCGCGGCTATGGGTGGCAAAGACACCTTGTTAAGGAAGTCGCCAAAGCGTAAAGGGAAACCACTGCCTCCAGAGCAAAAACCTTTAGACAAAGTCCGCGAAGCAGCCGAAGAGGCTGGCTATCTGCGTGAAGGCTCTGATATTAACGATTTGCTAGCCGCCATCGAGAGTGATGCAAATGGTAATTTTGTGTATCCGATTGCAGACGCTGACTTTCCTGCGCGTCTTGAGCAACAGCTTACAATTAAAGACGAGCTAGAAAGATACGACATCGACCCCCGGGGCTACACAGACAAACAAGTTGAACAGATTCTTGAAGACTATAGGCGGGTAGACGAAGTCCCTGAGGATATCCCAGCGGGGCTAACCGAAGATGATTTCTTTGCCGCCTTGCAGCGTGAGCAAGATAATCTTGGCGAGTCTCTTGATGTAAAAGATTTTGAGGCCCGCATGAGCGAAGCCGACGAAGGCGTCAAAGCGTTTGAAAAAGATATGTTAGTAAGACTGCAAGAAGAAAACGAACGCCTCGAGGATGACATTCGCTACTTTATAGATAGCGAACAGTTGGGCGCAGAAGTGCAAACAGAGATTGAGGCGTATAATCGCCTCGGGCAAAAAGCCGACGAAGGCTACAGCGTTGCCTTAAGGGCGGCTCAAAACTGTGTACCAGGAGAGTTGTAATGTATAAATGCGTGACTGACATCGTTAGGGCCGCCGCCCAAGAAGGGCACGAAATTACCGAAGAGGAAGCAACCGACATCCTTGACGCCATTGCTGGCGACATTGAGAAGCGCATCGGCAAAATATATTCTCAATCTCAAGAAGATGAGATTGCTTTGCGTCGAATTAAGTTGCACAAGCAGGCCAAGATTAACGCGGCCCTTCAAAAGCGTAACTTCCTCATCAACCAGAAGCGCTTAGCTTCCATCCGCCAGCGTGTCTCTGATTATGTGAGCGAGGGGCGTGGTACAGCAGACCAGGCTATCTACGACATTATGGTGGGCTCTCTAAAAAATTATCGTAGCGGCAGATTAAGTGTAGATTCGCGTAGGCAGGGCATCCTTAACGACGGTGCCGGGCTGCTTCTGGCGGAGCTTGAAAGTAAAAACCTTGTGGGAGCATTTGAATCTGGGGAGCTGGATGAACTTATTTACAAAGCGATGTTTGATGCGGGCCCGAGCGCAAGCCCGGAAGCGCAGGAAATTGCAAACGCTATCCACAAAGTGCAAAAGAACTTGCTCGACCGAAAAAACCGCGCTGGGGCAAACATTTTTGAGTTGATAAACTATGTCGTGAGACAAATGCACGACCCCAACCGGTTGCGCGATGCTGGGTTTGACAAGTGGTACGACGACATTTTGCCGCTGTTGGACAAGGCAAAGACATTTGACGGTATTAGCGGTGCGGCAAAAAAGCGGGAGTTTTTGCGAGAAGCCTACAACCACCTCGAGAGCGGCAACTTCCAAAAAACTTCTTCCGTGTTCGGCGAGGATGGCAAGCCAGACCCACTAACAGCATTCAAGGGGCAGGCCAACCTAGCTAAAAAGCTTAGTGGCTCCAGGGTGCTACATTTCAAAGATGGGGCATCATCTTTCAAATATGCGGAACAATACTCCGGCAAGCCCCTTATCACCTCAGTGCTCGATAGCATTGCTAACGACGCTCAGTCAATCGCGCTGATGGAGGAGCTTGGCACTAACCCACAAGCAATGCTGACCCGACTGATTGACGAGTACAACATTGAGGGCATGGCTAAAAAACGGCTTGAAAACGGCATGAAGGAGCTAGATGGCACAACAAGAGCCGTTGGGGCCCAGCGCACAAGGGCTATGGGCTTAGATGGGGCAGCTATCTCTGCATCTGCAAGGGCAATTCAAAATATGTCCAAACTGGGGTTTGCTACAATTTCGTCTTTTTCGGACATCGCCTCCAAGGCGACATTGTTACAACGTGAGTCGGGCCGCAGTTTTTTGGAGTCGTATAACATTGCCATCATGGATGTGTTTAAAGCGTTCAACGACAAGCAAAAGAAAGAGTTTTCTTATTTGCTGGGCACCGGCACAGATGCGTTTATGGGCAGTATTCATTCAAGGTTTGGTGCCGATGACCAGTTGCCGGGCCGCTTCTCGAAAGCTCAACAAATATTTTTTAAATTAAACGGGATGGAGTTTTGGAACGGTGCCCAGAAAGACGGCTTGGCCAGGGTGTTGGCAGCAGACCTGTACCTAAATACTAAGAAATCATTCTCATCTATCCCCGAATCACAAAGGCGGACGATGGCCCTGTATGATATTGGTGAGCCAGAGTTGCGTATGTTCCGCAAGCTCGACACCAAGGCACCGGACGGCAATAATTATATACTTGCCGCCATGATTAACGACCTCGAAGACGCCGATGTTGACCAGGCAGCGGCGGCTATGTTTCAGCGCACAGAAGTGACGCCAGAGATGCGGCAAACATATAAGGACGAGCTGCGAACCAAGCTTTCTGCTTACTATGCCGACAGTGCTGACGCCGCCGTGCCAACACCAGGCGCGCGCGAACGCAACATCATGAATCAAGGAACCGAGCGCGGGACGCCACTTGGAGAGGCGTTGCGCATGATTATGCAGTTCAAATCATTTCCAATTACTTTTGTGACAAAAGGTCTGTATCGGCAGTATTACGGAAAACAAGCGCAGGGCAAGTCTGGCGCGCTCGGGATTGTGCAACTTATCACCGGCATGACAGCTATGGGTTACGTGTCCAACGCCACAAAGGACATTCTAAAAGGCCGCGAACCTCGGGATGTGTTTACACGAGAGCGGGCGTTCTCAGGTTTGGCGGAAGCCATGACAGCCGGTGGTGGCCTTGGCATCTACGGTGACTTCCTGTTTGGCGAATACAACCGTTATGGTCAGTCTCTGACACAGACAATCGCTGGCCCTACGTTTGGCATGGTTGACGACATCGCGGGTGTTTACAGCAGCATGATGAGCGGTGAGTTTTCCAAGGCCGCCAGCAAATCAGTTAACCAAGCATTTCGGTTGATTCCGGGGCAAAACTTGTTTTGGGCAAAGTTCGGTATTGACTACTTACTGTTGTACGGTTTGTCGGAAGCTGCCAACCCAGGATACACTGAAAGGCTGGAGCGCAGAGTTGAAAAAGAAACCGGCAGCGAGTTTTTTCTATCGCCCTCAAAACACGGCGGCGGCATCCCAGGTGCGCTTGGTATGACTTAGATTTTACGGTATAAGATACCGAAGGAGTGACGCATGACAGTCAGCAGCCAAACAACCAAGGTAAGCTACAGCGGTAACGGCAGTACCACTGTCTTTGCTTACACTTTCAAAATCTTTGCGGATGCAGACCTTACGGTTATCGTGCGTACCGACGCGACTGGCGCTGAATCAACCAAGAGCCTGACGACAGATTACACTGTGTCGGGAGCTGGTAATGCTAGTGGCGGCAACGTCACTATGGGCACGGCTCCTGTTTCTGGCGAAACCCTGCTGATTAAGCGCAGTCTGAGCCTAACGCAGTCTACCGATTATGTGCCTAATGACCCATTTCCTGCTGCCAGCCATGAAGACGCACTAGACCGGCTGACATTTATTGCGCAGCAGCAGCAAGAAATCTTCGGCCGCGCTGTTGTTTTGCCGGAGACAGACACGGCCTCCACGGTTCTCCCGGCCACTGCGGCTCGTGCCAATAAATATTTGTCGTTTGACGGCAACGGCGATTTTAATGTTACTTCTCAAACCTCAGACGCGGCTGTGGAAGTGGTTGAAGACACCACACCGCAGTTGGGTGGAAATCTAGATGTTAATACAAAAAATATTGTGTTTGGCGACAGCGGCAGCGCGTCGGATGACCGCCTGACTTTCGGCGCAGGCACAGATGTTTCAGTGTATTGGGACGGCACAGACGGCCACATAACTGCTCTAGGCACATTAAACATTGATGGTGCTGATGGTCACGAAATGGCAAAGTTTGTCGATGGTGGTGCCGTAGAGCTTTATCACAACGACAGTAAAAAATTAGAAACCACATCTAGTGGTGCAACAGTTACTGGAACTTTAGCAGCAACCTTGTCCACTGCTGCACAAGCAAACATTACATCTGTTGGAACTCTTACTGGCTTAACACTGAGTGGTAATGTTGCTCTGACAAGTGATGACCCGACCATCACAATGACCGATTCCTCGGGTACAAATGATATTGTCACTCTCCAATCTGCCAGCGGTGCGCTTACTATTACGACACGAGATGGTAGTGCTGACGGACAAATCATTTTTAAGAAGAATGATGGCTCTGCAACAGATGAAACGATGCGTATCAACGGCAGCGGCCACGTCGGCATCGGCACTGACTCCCCGACACAAGCCCTTCATGTTGATGAGGCTACAAGTAACAATCAGGCAGCAATCATACACAGTTCACTTTCGTCTTTTCAGGGGCAGGTTCTTAAAGTCACATGTGTAAGGACTACTACGGACTCTAGTTATAACTTGTGCTTGATGGGCGCAGATAAAATGGCGGTTCGTGACAGCGGGAATGTTGTCAATGCCAACAACAGTTATGGTGCTTTATCTGATAGTCGCATAAAAGAAAACATCGTTGATGCCTCCTCGCAGTGGAACGACATCAAGGCACTAAAAGTTCGTAAATATAATCTTATAGGCAGCACGCTGACACAAATCGGAGTTGTGGCGCAAGAGGTGGAAGCTGCTGGGATGTCAGGTTTGGTTGATGAAGCTAAGCTGAGTGAGCCGGACGCGGATGGAAACGACATAGTCCGAAAAAATGTTAAGTACAGCGTTCTTTATTTAAAGGCAGTCAAGGCGCTGCAAGAGGCTATGGCTCGTATTGAAACTCTTGAAACTAAAGTCGCGGCTTTAGAATCTGAGTAATTGGAGGCTGTCTGAAATGACCGTTAGTGCAGGTTCCGAAACTTACAAACTTTACACAGGCAATGGCACAACTCATGTCTTTGCCTACACATTCCGTGTTTTTACAAGCTCAGAACTACTTGTTTTAATTAGAAATAATACTAGCGGGGCAACACACATTGCGACCGACACGGCCCGCAGCGGGGCATATGACCCTGATACGCATGTCGGCGGTCAAGGTCTTAATACAGCTTATATCCTGTCTGGTGTGGATTCAGCTAGTGGCGGCAACGTCACATTTAAGTACGACACAGGCAGCCCATCAGATGCGCATTACAGCGGCACCGACTATCGCCCGCAGGCCGGTGAAAGTGTCATCATTATCCGCGTTCCAGCCGTCAGTCAGGAAACCAACTATGTACCTGGCGGGGCATTCCCTGCCGAGTCGCACGAGGACGCGCTCGACAAGCTGACGTTCCATGTGCAACGCATAGAAAACCAGCTGAATAAAACAATCCAACGGCCAGAGGCTGACACCGGCGTAGTAAGCAGCAGCATAGATAGCTCTCTGTCTGTGCTGCCTGACAACACAGGATTGAAGGGCAAATATCTGTCTTTTAATTCAAGCACGGGGGCACCGGAGGCTGGCGCTAGTGTAAGCGACGTTGCTTTGCTTACATCTAGTCAAGCGCTAACTAACAAAACAATTAATGCCGACAGCAACACGATTAGCAATATCGAGGTAGACAACCTCAAGGCCAGCGCTGTCGTCACTGAGGCAGAGGGCATCCAGAGTAACGACAACGACACATCGCTGCCAACCAGCGCGGCGGTTAAAGACTACGTTGATTCGCAGGCTACCGGCGAAACTTTGAATGTAGACACAGATGGTGGCAGTTTTGCTCTGACAATAGATAGCGAAACGCTCAATGTCGATGGCGGCTCGGGCATCACTACAAGCTCTAGCGGCACCACGGTGCAGGTTGGTATTGATACATCGGTTGTCACTCTCAATGACACACAAACGCTTACAAATAAAACATTAACCAGCGCAGTGTTGAATGGCACTATTTCTGGCACCAGCATCAAAGATGAAGATAACATGGCGTCTAACAGCGCCAGTCATTTGGTTACACAACAGTCTATAAAGGCTTATGTGGATGCGCAGGTAGCTACCGTGCCAACAGGCGATATCACTGCTGTTACGGCTGGCACAGGGCTGTCTGGCGGCGGTTCTTCTGGTGATGTTACTCTTAACATTGATACCGGTATATCAAATGGTCAGATAGCTGCCTTTACCAGTGGTGCTGTAGACAACGATTTTCTTAGGATAGATGGCACAGCCATCGAAGGTCGTTCTGCCTCCGAAGTATTGTCTGATATCGGCGGTCAGGCCAGCTTGACATTTGGCATCAGTAATACAAATGCCGTTAAGATTGACAGCAGTTCCGTCGCTGATGATGAATATGCAAGGTTTACAGCAAACGGCTTGGAGAGTCGGTCAACGAGCGAGGTGCTATCTGACATTGGTGCGCAAGCCGCGCTGACTTTTGGAATATCCAATACCAATTCCGTCAAGATTGACAGCGCATCTGTTGCTGATGATGAGTTTGCAAGGTTTACGGCGAGTGGTCTGGAAAGCAGGTCAGCCTCTGAAGTCCTGTCTGATATAGCGGCCATGCCTCTTGCGGGTGGTGCGTTTACAGGTGATGTAACCTTCACGGGCGACAACTACAATGTCGTCTTTGACAAGTCAGATGATTCGTTAAAGTTTGCTGACAATGCGGCCATAAAGCTTGGAACAGGCGATGACTTTTCCATGCTGCATAACGGCTCAAACACAGTGTTTCACGACGCTGGCACTGGCGGGTTTGTTCTTAGGGCTTCACAGCACACCTTTAAAAATCAAGCAGGAACAGAGATTAATGCTCAATTTACCCAAGACGGCGCAGTCGAACTTTACCACGACAACTCCAAGAAGCTGGAAACAGCTAGCGGTGGGATTACTGTAACGGGCGAAATTACAACCAGTTCTGGCACAGTAGCCGTGACTAACGGCAACGCAGTCCTGCTTAACACGACAACGGTCAGCAGCGGAGTGTCCAGCGTTGATTTTGGGTCAAGCCTAATTACTGATACTTACAACGATTATTTGCTAGTTGTATCAGGGGCAACAGTTTCGGCATTGACTAGACTGAGGATTCGACTAGGCACAAGCAACGCTCAAGACGCAGGCGGTAATTATGTAAGTCGTGTAGTGACGGAGGGTCGTGCTTTAGATGCCTCAGCGACCTCTACAGATGCTCCTTCTAGGTTTATAAACACAAATAATGGCGCACAATGGCAGTTAACTGGAGACAGCACATACGAAACAAGCCCTTCTTCAACCGCACAATTCAACGCTGTAATTCGTCTATCAAATCTGCGTTCAACTGCTTTTCACAAAACATTTCAAATAGAATCTATGACACACATTGTCCAAGACCTCAGTGGCGGCACAGATAATGGGCAAGACTATTATCAAGTATTAAGATTAGGCGGCGGCGTTTATAAAATAACAACAGCCGTTAACTTTATTCGTTTTTTTGAGCATGATTTGAGTAATCAAATAAATGGCGGCACTTTCAGTTTGTATGGGTTACCGGCATGAGCAAACGATACTTAGATGGCGTTCTAGTTGATTCCGCAGAGGGTGACACCGCTGGTGTTCCTACAGACGCAGAAAAGCTAGAGGATATACGTCAAAGGCGTTGGCCTTTGTTAGAAGAGGCAGATATTGAAATTTACAAACTGGAAGATTCTGGTAGCAACACGGCTGCGTGGCGCACTTACAGGCAAGCCCTGCGCGATGTGACAAAACAGTCTGATTTAGACAACATTTCGTGGCCGAGTAAGCCGTAATGCCGGAAGAACAAAAAACATTTGTAGATGTAGTCGCTGGCACTGGCACAGCAGCAGCCTACTTTGATATGGCACCTAATATAGTAGCTGTGTTCACAGGCATTTGGGTGCTTATTCGCATCTGGGAAACGGAGACTGTGCGCAAATGGACTCGACGTTTAAAGTAAGGATTATACAAATTGTTTTCGCAATGTCTCTTATGGGATTCGCGGCCTGTGACCGTGTCGACTTGTCAGACATTTCTACGGCGTCTGGCGCGTCTAGTGCGGCGCTGGGCACGGCTGTTATTACGGCCAACCCCGTTGCTATAGGTGCGGCGGCTACCGCTGGTGGGCTGGCAGGGGCGGCGTTGGTTGAAGACGACAAGAGCCTGACAACCGAACAAATTAAAGAGGTGGACAACCCGTGGCAAGCCCTGCTCATTGCCTTTGACCAGGTTCTTGCCCACGCTTTTGAGATTGTCATTGCCATTGGCATAGCTGTTGTGGGGATGCCCATGCTATTCTCTTATTTGCTGGGCCGTTTCAGACAGCGCCCCGAGGACCGTAAACAGATTCAGGAGCTAACCACAAGAGTGGCGAAGATGAGGGAATGACAAAGCGCAAGTCTACAGTTAACAAGGCTGGTAATTACACCAAGCCCACCATGCGGAAGAACCTGTTCAACAAAATTAAGGCAGGCGGTAAGGGTGGCAAGCCTGGCCAATGGACAGGGCGCAAGGCGCAAATGCTGGCCAAAAAGTACAAAGCCAAGGGAGGCGGTTACCGCGACTGACCATGCAGCATGCCTTCCTCCTCTTTGTTTTTCTTGGCACGGGGGAAGACAAGAAAATGGTTAGCAGCGACCTATACTTTCGCAACCTCAACGAATGTGTCTGGTACGCTCAGACACTGCACAACCAGGGCAAAACGATTACAGCCTACTGCTTGCCCAAATTAATAGCAGATGGCTCTAACGTGAAGGTGTACTGATGCTGGCGGAAATCGCTGCCGCCAACGCGGCCTTTGGAATCATCAAGCAAGCTATCAGCAACGGCAAGGAACTGTCCTCTGCCGCGTCCGCGATTGCGCAGTTTGTGGGCGCAAAAGAAGGTCTGCAACGCAAAATTGACAAAAAGGGCTCACACCGCACCGACCTCGAGGAGTTTATGGCGCTCGAGCAACTGCGGGGGCGTGAGGAAGAACTTAAGCAACTTATGATTTATGCGGGTCGTCCGGGTTTATGGTCCGATTGGCAGAAGTTTCAAGCGAAGGCCAGGGTTGCCCGACGCGAAGCGGAGTTAGAAGCAGAACGGAAGCGCAGACGGTTAATGAACGTGATAATTATTACGTTTTTCTTTATACTGGGACTGGCAATACTGGGCTCGATTCTGGCTCTGGCCCTACATGCAGCGGGTAAATTGTAATGGCATTAAAAAAATCACAGCGTAGCCTCAAGTCTTGGACAAAACAAAAATGGAGAACCAAGAGTGGCAAACCGTCCACGCAGGGTCCGCAAGCAACAGGGGAAAGATATCTACCGTCTCGAGCAATTAAGTCCTTGTCTCCCCAAGAATATGCGGCGACCACGAGAGCCAAGAGGAAAGCTACTAGAGCCGGAAAGCAAGTATCTAAGCAACCAAAGAAAATTGCAGCCAAAACCAGAAAGTACAGAAAGGTGAAGTAAGATGGCTATGTCTAAGGCGCAAAAGGCAAAGGTTAAGAAGGTGGCAACAAAGCTCAAGGGCGCGTCAAAAGCTCACGCTGGTCAGGCAAAGACACTTATGGGTATGATGAAGAAAACAAAGAAGAGGGGCAGGTGATGCCAGGCCCGTACTCTAACAAACAAAAGAAAATTGCTCGTGTAGCTCCGCCGCGTAACAAAATTACCGGCGCGGACTTTGCTAAACTACGTGGCAAGAAAAAGCCCACTATGGGCGCAGCCAAGAAAAAGAAACGTCGTGCCTAAGACACCGGCATGGCAGCGCAAGGAAGGCAAGTCGCCGTCGGGTGGTTTGAACGCCAAAGGCAGGGCTTCTGCTAGGCGACAGGGCATGAACCTTAAGCCGCCTGTGAAGAGCGGCGATAACCCTCGCAGGGCTAGTTTCTTAGCACGCATGGGCAACATGAGGGGGCCAGAGCGGAAGAATGGCAAACCAACGCGCTTACTACTTTCACTCCGCGCATGGGGTGCAAGCAGCAAGGCTGACGCAAGGAAGAAGGCGGCAGCTATCTCCAAACGGAACAAAGCCAAGAAAGGAAAGACATAATGCCAATGGGAAAAGGGACTTACGGCTCAAAGAGAGGCCGTCCACCAAAGTCATCAAAGATGAAGAACCAAACAGCCACAGCTATGGCGATGAAGAAAAAGAAACCAATGAAGCGTAAATAAAAAAAGAACTTTTTCAAAAGACCCCCACCGGCGGGTTCTCATAAACCGGTGGGGGTTAGTTAGGCAGAGGGGAAACTGTAAAAACCTCTGCCTGGGGAGGAACTATTCAATACGCCAAATGCGCCAGCCTGTGCCATTGGACTCCTTGCGTGACCTATACTTTATACCTCTATCGTACATAGCCCTGCGCACCCTGTCGCATTCTTTTTCAGTAGTCGTGATGAGGCTGTCCCCGACCTGCATACGGTCAAGAATTTTCCATTTGCCCCGCCTTGCGGCGGGCACTGGTATGCCTTTATTTAAAATTACTTGATTGCATTCTCCACACCTTGTCAAAGCAACCTCCTTCTCCGTCATAGCATAAGATATTTCCGTCCCCATTCGCAACCCACGTCCCATCCATGACGTAATGCTCTTTAGCACAGAAATCACAGGTTATTTTCCTTCTGTAGGTTTTGTTGAAACCTATCTTTTTCTTCTTTCGCATTCATCGCCTCTATTCCGTGCTTGAGGAAGCGCTCGGCCATCCAGAGTAGCTGTTGAGCTGTCATGTCCTTAAAGTAAGACACACCATCGACACTCACCAGCACCCCGTCACACCGAGGCACTACCAAGATTGTTTTAGAAGGGCACGTCGTCATCGAGGTTCATTGCCGACGCAGGACGCTCTTGCAGGCCAATCGTTTCGGCAACCTGCCGCATGCCTGGCTGACTCACATCGTTTGCGAGATTGTCTGTGTTTGTGTACGGTAGCTTCTCGCTAATCTTCAGTGTCATGCTGCCGTCATCATTCTCAAACACTCGCACGCTATACTGCACGCTGCCGCGCAAATGTATGTCTCCGGGGGCACCTTCCTTGTACGGTGTCCATTTGCTGTTGCCATACTTGGCCATGCCCTTGTCGTTAGGCCAGACGCGAATTTGTGTTACGTCTCTATATTGCTGTGCCATCGTTAACCTCCGAGGCGCTTTTCGTGCATTTGAAACAGTCCAAGAAGCTTGTCCGCACGACTAGGATTCCGCTTCTTGATTCTACTAAGAGCGGGTTTCGTTTCTGCGAACAGATTGTGAACCCCCCCAATAATTTTTATATTATCCAGCTTCTTGGACAGAGAGATGTAAAGGTCTTTATCCTCCTTGTCTTGAGCGGCATCGGACGGCGTCTCGTTGACGGTCGAAGTGGAGGGTTCTTGACCGGAGCCGCCGCCCGAACTGGATTGCTCCAAATTCTGCTGCTTCCTCGGTACAGCCTCCATCTCGTTGGCGCTTGCATACTCACCACCGGACAAGCCGATGCTTGCAAGAGCCCTACCGATTGCCGAAGTTTCACAGTTTTCTAGGGCACTGGTCTTGTTGACGTGTCCCTGTCCTCTGATTTCCTCGGCTGTCCCTGCACCGATAACGTGACCATTATGGTCTGTTACCGTCGCTTTGACAACCACCCGTTGCCCATCATCGACCATGACTTGCGTGTCGATGCCACACTCAAAGCCAAACACAGTGCGGAATGCCTCCATCCGGTGCACGACTTGTGTATACTTCTTGCCTCCCTGCTGCTTGACGCCATGCGTCTTGTTCAGCTCGGAGACCAGGCCCATTGCATCAATTACCTTGCTCATTTTAGTTCCTCCGTTACCTTCGTTTTGTGCAAATGGTCCGCCATGAGGTGCATGAACACCCCCCACGCTGCCTTTGTGTCTGTTAATTCTTGCTCGAGCACCTCAACGCGGTGCTCGAGTTCGTCCAGACGTTGCTGACGTTCTTCTTCCTCTGACATTACTTCATGCCAGCGGCCGTAGCAGTGGCGTCAATAATCGCTACGCCCCATGCAAACTTCACAATAAACGGCATTGCTATTGCAAACATGATGTCCTCCTTTCTCAGTCAATAAGCCACAAACGGTAGGTGCCGTCATCGAGCTTTCGTTGCGTTAATTTAAAACCGTAATACTTAGCCAAAGACTGCGTGCGATTGGCTTCGTAGTCTTTTTTGACGGCGAAGCTGTCACCAACTTTCATGGACAAGAGCAGGCTTTGGAAGTTGCTCTTAACCCCACGCTTTTTTTTCGGCGGCATTGGGATATTCTTTTCAATCACTACATTCATCTGTCTAACCTCCAGATTTGTTTGGCTATTGCCAGGATGTCGGGGCCATGTCGCCCCACGATTTGCCCATAGTCCGGTTGAACTAAAGCAAACAGGTTGCTCCACTTGCCTTCAGCGGCACGGAGTAAATTCTGAATGACGAGCCAGCGTTGACGCACCTGTTGGTAGGACTCCTCAAGTGCGTGAGGCTTAAGCGCATCGCAGTTGCTAGCGTCTACAATGTTGAAGCCAAGCGGTGTCACGAACAGCAGCCCCGGCTCGTCACCGGTTGCCTTCCAATACACGGCTTGCTGCATGATTTGTTGCGGGGTAGGCTCTGTTCTGGGCTTGGGAAAGCGCCAGGAACGTGTGCCATCCTTTTTAAGCGGGTTGCGGGTGGGGAAGCTGCATTTGAGGTCTACCTGTCGGCCACCGCCAGTGTAGTCCTGAAACAGCATCGTCGGCACGTCAATCAGCTCGTCCTGATGCCAGCGTTGGAACTCACCCTCAAACTTAGTGTCGCCGTAAAACTCGCGTATGCCGTTGACGGCGTGCTGCGCCATCTCCGGGATAATTTCTTTAAACTTGTGATATTCCTCGGTGTCCTTGCCGTTGTCCCAGTCGCGCGGCTTGTAGAACTCAAATTTATTCATGCCTTTACGCACAGCGTCGGCCATATCCATAGGCTTGGTGGGGCCAGAGATAGGGCTGTAGTCATGGACGCCATGCGCCATGTCCGCTATGCTTTGTACTATCTGCCCAGCCCGAGGACGTGCTGCGAATGGGAATGACCGGCCAAGCTCTTTGCGCATATAGAGCTTCAATATGTGCTCATCAACGGGCTGCGTTGCACCCGATGCGCTAGTGTGGGAGCTGCCAAACGGCTGTCTATATACTGGTATTTCGTGCATGTAACCCTCCATAACCACTACAATAATGAAGGCTTCACGTCTGTCAACAAAAAAAATAAAGGAGTCCTAAATGCTTATAATTGTTACTAAAGACGACTTAATTACCTGTACGCACTGTGACGGCTCCGGCGTTATCTCTGTTGACCTGTACGCTCACACTGACGTAGGGTTTGCCATCACTCGGCAGCAGAAGTGGCGCTGCGGTGTATGCGATGGAGAGGGCGAAGTTTTACCCGAGTTTGAAGTGGAGCTTGAGGATTATGACTAATGGACGTGCGAAGGGCGCTCAATTCGAGCGCGACGTGGCGCGAATGTGCCACGAAGCCATGGGGTTCGAGGTAAAGAGAGACCTCGAGCAATATAGACAAGGCGACAGGGGTGACTTGCTCGGCGTGCCGGGTTGGGTCATCGAATGCAAGCGGTACGCATCCGGTTCCTGTCGTTCGGAATGGTGGGTCCAGGCCACCAAGGCGGCTGATGCTGCGATGTGTGAGCCTGTGCTCATCTACAAGTTTGACCGGCAGCCAGTGCGGTGCCAGGTGTACTTGTCTGCCATTAACCCCAATTATTGGGGCAAGGATGACGTTGCCACGATTAGCTTTGACACGTGGTGCATGATTGTTAGAGAGGGATTGTCTGATGAAGAACGCGGCCGACATGACGGTGGGAGAGTTTCGGAATTTGCTAGCTACTATAACGGCTCCGCCTGACGTGCCGCCTCTGCATCCGGGGCGTTATCAACGCAGGCAAAAGCCAAGCGAAGCGCAGAAGCCGTTTTGGTCGCGCAGGAAAAAGGGCAACAAAACCCGGCCTAAACCGCGTCGGGTGCCTCGCACTGGTAATTAGCTGTCATTGGCATTGGGAACATGGGCGCAACTTGCGCTACCATTTCTGCTGCCCGAACCTTGCATGCTTCTTCTGTGGCTTTGAGGCCAGTTGTGTCCTCGAACACAACGCAGTTGGTCGGGTATGCAGCCATGCACAGCATAATCATAGCCTTAAACATATCGTTCTCCTAGTCGTTCAGCCTACCATGTTGGCGGCGTGTGGTCAGGGCCGTAAAAAAGAGGCGCAGATTGCTCCGCGCCTCTTTGAAAAACACTCGCGTGTCTCCCTAACAAGACAATATATGGACAATCTATACACTTATGTAAAGATGATTTCCATGTCCGTGTCCTCCTCTTTACAGACGGTTTGAAATGTGATATTTGAGTTCTCATTGTCATGCGGCAGAACTGCTTTGCAATGTCATTGCGATGCACCATGCAAAACTTTTTATATATAAAAAAGACATAAGCCTGACCATTGCATTGTCAGGTGCATTGCATTGTATACAATGCAATGCACCAAGTTTTACTTATATTCGAGTTCGAGTGCTTGCAGTGCAAGCTGCACGGTTCGAGGTATGTCCAGCTCTCCGCTTTCGTAGTACTGGACAGTGCGCCGGGCCAGCCCTAGACGTTCTGCAAATCTCTGTTGCGTCATGCCTAGCATTTCACGGCGAAGTTTAAGCTCGTCGGCTTTCACTTGTCCGACCCCCACACTTCTTTTTTCTCAATCCAGTGCGGCTCTGATGCGTCCAGCACCTCGCTAATAGCCCACGCATACAGGTCATATTCTCCCGGCACGTAGTCCCTGGCCTTGTGTTTTGCCAAAATAAGCTGCGCCTCCTCGAGCGTATCGGCTAGCTCGTAATGGTCTGTACAGGCTGGCTTTCCATAAGAGCGTTGGAAGCGCAGCGTTCGGTGAATGATGAACATGTCACTCTCCCTTTGTAGACAGGTAAATGTTGTGTTGCTTGAGAATAAGCCCGACGGTGTCAAGGCTCTCCCGGACAGCTTGCCGCCACTCGTCGTCCCATTGTTCCGGCGGTGCGGTGTCCATGAGGTCGAGCATGTCTGACGCAGCGGTCAGAATTTCGTGAAATGCCCGTTTCTGAGCGTTGTTAATCATGTGCATTAGCTTGATTCTCCCTTCTAGTGCTTGGTGTTTTCACGTTCTTCCTCAAGGCATTCGCTCACGTAATGCTTCACGGCGTCCTGTTTGGCTTCGTCTGCGGTCATAATCGACATGAGCAGGCCAGCGTCACGGCCATCTGCGCATTGCTCGGCAAGGCGACATAAGGCAGAGAAGTACATGAGGCTTAGGTTGTAGGTAACCTCGAGCGCCCCCTTGTGGGGGTGCTCGTTGATTGCGTCCAAGCATGCCTTCATGAATGCGGCGTCATGCTCGGTCAGTGGGTTGTCCTTGCTGTTCATTGGTTTGCCTCCTTACGCTTTGCTTCACGCAACTTGGCAATCCTCATGTAAAGCTGGCAGCGCCGCATGGCGTTGCGAATGTCTGACATTGTCCAGTCAAGGATGTCGGAGTCTACCCGCCCGGCGTCATGCAGCTCTGCCTCGGCATGAGCCAGTGATTTCATAGCCCGGTAAACCCGGCGCGTTGCGTCGGCCTCCGGCGTTGTGGTCTCGGTGCGCTTGGCCTTGTGTCGTGTGTTGTCCATTATGCCGCCTCCCCTTGGCGTGGTTCGCCCTCGTGCTGGCACAATGTCCAGTATTGTTCCATGATGCGGCTCTGAATCTCGCCATAGACAATCAGGGACGCCATGTCGTTGTAGCTGCGCGGTGTGTCGCCGCCTACGTCATGCGCGAAATCCTCGCCAGCTTCTACGTCGCAGTGCTGGCAGATTTCGTGCGCCTTGGCGTAATAAATGACGTACTCGGAGCCGTCGGCGTATTCGTGCGCCATGTCGGTTACCTCGCCGCCATTCTTGGCGATGTCGTCCCAAATGTACCGGGCAATGTCGGCGCAGTATTCGTCGAGCTTGTGATTGTTCATTTGCTATCCCTCCAGATTAGCGTTGTGTTGTGGGTGGCTTCACCCTCTCACAGCATGCGTGATGCGGTCAGAGGGTGGCAGGGCTGGCCCTGCCGCCCGGTTGCGTTACTTGCGGAAACCTTCCGCGAAAAGGTTGGCGGTAGGTGTCGAGACAACCGCATAGACAGCGCGGTGGAATGCGGTGGTCCCGTGCCGGTAGTCTTTCGAGAAGCGAAAGCCTGTCAGGCGAAGGATAGGTGCCAGCATGTGCGCGGTTGCGATAGTCAGGTTATAGTGGATGGTTTCCATTGTTTAGCCCTCCATTGGCGTTGCGATAATAAGATAATAGGCGCAATGGTTGCGCTTAGTCAAGTGGGTAATGAAAAAAAAGTGTACAGCTCTGACAGCATTGGATAAAATCAGAGCGTAAAAGCCTTGGAGGGTTTCAACATGATAAAATTATTGGTAGCGGTTTGCATCCTGTCAGGTAGCAATAATGCAGCATGCTTTGAACTGGCAAGCACGTCACACTTCGAGAGCATGAAGGAATGCACCGCAGAGCGTGACCGGATGGTGAGCGAAACATGGGCACTGCGTATGCGCGAGGATATGGTGGCGAATGCGCGTTGCGTTGCCGAACTTGGGGAATGATTGCTGTGTGGAATGTGGTGTGGTTTGAGTGTCAGTACACACACAAAGGGCACACCACCGCGCGGCATTGTATAGCCGAGCCTAGCATGCTGTGACATTTTTGCAACACTGTGACAAAACAGCAACAGTGTTACAGCAATGCAACAGGGTACCGGGGGGGTCTAATTAAACCGATGCACCCTGTGCGTGCGGGGCCGTCGTTATGTGTGTTAAATGACCCCTACACACTCACAGAGAGGACCATGACCAAAATAACCAAAACCAGAACAGACGAAATCATTGCGCTCTTATCCGATGGTCATAGCCTGGTGCATGCTTGCAAGAAGACAGGCATATCCAGAACGGGGCTATACAAGCGTATGGGGGCTGATGAGGAGCTGCGGGGCGCTATCTACTCTGCACGTGCTCAAAGCGCTGAGAAGGCTTTAGACGAGCTTGACGGCATGTATTTGAATGCACTCGAGGGGCGCAGGCGCTACGACCCCAACATCCTCCGGGACTATGCGCAACACGTGCGCTGGAAAGCAAAGACATCTATGCCGGAGCAATACGGTGAGCACAAGAGTAGGGCTGGCGTCGAGGTTAGTGACGGCACAGTGCGCATCTTGTGGGAGACTGACTAATGGACGTTAAGATTCCCTATAAGCCCCGTCCCTTGCAAAAGGAAATGCACAAGGAGTTAAAAAGATGGAATGTGCTAGTGATGCACCGCCGCTTCGGCAAGACGGTGTGGGCAGTGAATCAGCTAATCAAGACGACGCTGACTTGCCCGTTGCCACGACCGAGGACGGCTTTTGTAGCTCCTACCTTTGCCCAGGCGAAGCGAATAGCGTGGGACTACGTCAAGTTCTACGCGGGGGTCATCCCTGGCGTTCAGTTCAACGAGACAGAACTACGAGCTGACTTTCCTAACGGCGGCAGACTTATGCTGCTGTCTGCTGAAAACCCGGACGCCCTTCGTGGCATCTATCTTGATGAGTGTGTCTTTGACGAGTTTGGCATGCAGAACCCAAGGGTATGGGGGGAGGTTGTGCGCCCGGCGCTATCTGACAGGCAGGGCTCGGCATGTTTCTTGGGCACCCCGGCAGGCCACAACCATTTTTTTGATTTGCTTGAGACAGCCAAAGGCCAGATTGCCGAAAAGAGCGATGACTGGTATTTTAAGATTTGCAAGGCCAGTGAGACAGGGATTGTAAAAGAAGGAGAGCTTGAGGCTGCACAGGCACAGATGACGCCGGAGCAGTACGAGCAAGAATACGAGTGTTCCTTCACAGCGGCAATCATTGGCGCATACTACGGTAAGTTACTGACCGATGCTGACGACAGCGGCAGAATAAGCCGGGTGCCATATGACCCTGCCTATCCCGTGCATACAGCTTGGGACTTGGGTATCAACGACGCAACAGCCATCTGGTTTGCGCAAGTGTTCCGTGGGGGCGCAATTCATGTTATTGATTATTACGAGAGTTCTGGGGTTGGTCTCGACCATTATGCAGATATACTCTCAAAGAAAGACTATCATTACGGTGACCACCTCGCTCCTCACGATGTTGAAGTCAGGGAACTGGGGTCAGGCAAAAGCAGAGTGGAGACGGCTTATTCGCTCGGAATCAAATTCAGAGTCGTCCCCAAAATGAAGGTAGCAGATGGCATCAACGCTGCGCGTATGTTAATACCTAAATGTTACTTTGACAGAGACAGGTGCGGCGACGGCATTGAAATGCTTCGCCAATACAGGCAAGAGTGGGATGACAGGAGAAAAATTTTCAGAGACCATCCGCGGCATGATTACACGTCTCATGCAGCCGATGCTTTCCGGTATCTTGCTGTTGGCCTGGAAAATCGCGCAAACTTCCAACGACCTGCACAGCAAGTTGCACAGATGGAATACAACCCTTTCACGCTATAGGATTAAAAAATGAGTGAGAGTGTAGGCGTAAGCCCCGGACCTAGTGGCCGAGAGCCAGCTAAGCAAGCAACCGGCAACACGGCCAAAGTCTTAGCCAAACAAAGAGAATCAGCAATCGCGGAGATTAGTGCCCGCGACAAAGATACCATGATGCCCAGCACGCTTGGCGCATTAGGTAGCCAGGTCAGGAAAAACATCATTTCTGCGTTGGAACGTGGGGGGCGACCTGTGCAGGTAAGGTCAAGGTCAGGCAAGTTAATTACTGTCGGTGCCCTTGAGGGCGACGGCACTTATACAGGTCGCAGCCAATACCGGGACATTGCAAGGGAAGCACCAGGTGGGGGCACCATTATGACCTCGGCAATGGAGGGCTTACAGCGCCAACAGCAAGAAGAAAAAGCGCTGGGCGATGACGAGCGCGCGCCGAAACCCGAGATTGAACCTCCTTCCCCAGAAGAAATACCTAAAGGCTTTGAATATGACGCGGCGACTAACGAGCTTGTTGAAACGTCTACCGGCCGCCGTACTCGTTTTCAGCGCCGCCGTGGCGGCTCCCTTGTGGAAGGCGGAGGCGTACTCTATGGATAATGATGAGCTTGAAGCAATCCTCGATTTAGTTGAAAAACTTGAAAGAAGCGACGGGCGAGTCTCTCGAACCGTTGTCAATCCTGACAAGGGAACTGCTGGTAGTTACCACATAAGCCGAAACAAAGCTCTTGATGTTATCGACTTTAAACATGTTTTGCCTGAAAATTTACAGCAGCAGATAGCTTGGGCCGAAGGGCTGTTAAAACAAACTAGGCGCACTCGACTTCCAATTATATCTATAAGCGGTGGGGTCGAAGGGTATCAAAACCCTGAAGTAATGAAAGAGCAAGTCCCGACATTCGCCCTCCGAAATCATGTTATAGCCAACCCAGAAGACGAGAAGAATCTTGCTAAAGCCGTGATTCTTGTGAATAACGACAAGTTGGGCAAAAGATACGAGCGCGACGTTAAAGGAAAAAAGGTGACTTATGAAGCCGTAGACACGTCCAAACTTACAACCCGGCAAAGAAAATTTCTTGCAACTTATTTGTACAATTCAGACGTAAACCAGCCCCTCTTAAGAAGAAACCTAAATCACTTGATTCGAATACAGAACGGTCCGGCGGCTGGTAAACAATTTATCAATCCGGCAATGAACGCCGTGATTGGCCAAATGGATGCTGTCAAGGCGGGTGGGGAAGTACTGCCTGGGTTAGTAAACCGTGTTGCACGTTTGCAGGATGGGTTTGGTGGCATTGATGGAACCAATTACAACTTTAATTCAGGCAATAGTGGCGATGCGGAAAACTTGATTAACACTCGAAGACAGCTAAGTTTGGTTGGTTATGAGGAATTGCAACCTTGGTACAATATGATGCGTATGCTTCCGCCACCGGCCTTGTTAGCGGCCGAGACAGCCGAAGTAGCAGCAGAGGCAAAGCCGGCCGAAGTAGCAGCAGAGGCCGCGGCAGCACCGGGCGACGGCACCTTCGTCAACCGTGACCAAGTGAACGCCATGGTAAAATTTCTTTATGGTAAGGTCGACACCGTGTCAGACGCAGTGAACCCACGGCAGTCCTTGTTAGAACAATAGGAGAATAGATGTGAGTTTTCTTACACCCGCTGCACCACCACCACCGCCCCCTCCGCCTCCACCGCCCCCGGAGCCTGACTTTGGTCGCGCCCGTGCTTTGGCTGAAGAGGCCCAATTACAAGCCGGTGCCCGTCGCAGAGGCCGGGGTGCTACAATTGTTGCTGGTGCTCTTGGTGATACGACAGAAGTCAAAACCGGCACACCGACATTGATGGGTTAGTCATGGCTAAAGCATTAGACCACGTTAGACGTTTCGAGCACCTTAAAACACGGCGAGACACCTGGGACACTCACTACCAGGAGCTTGCCGATTACATGTTGCCGCGCAAGGCAGACATCGTAAAGAAGCGTTCTCGCGGCGAAAAACGCATGGAGCTGATATACGACGGCACTGCGTTACAAGCCATTGATTTAATGGCAGCTTTTCTGCACGGTATGCTCACCAGCGGGGCCTCTCCTTGGTTCCACCTTGATGTAAAAGACGACGCTATCAACCGGGATGATGATGTGCGCGAATGGCTACAGGATAGCAGCATGCGCATGATGCAAGCGTTCCAGCGCTCTAACTTTGAGACAGAAGTGCATGAGGCGTATGTGGACCTGGTTGTGTTTGGCACGGCCTGTATGTTCTGCGAAATGTCAGACAAAACTTTGCGGTTTAGCACCCGCCATATTGGCGAATATTATGTGCAAGAAGACCAGCACGGGATGGTTGATACGGTTTACCGGCTCTACAAAATGACAGCAAATCAAGCTATTGAAAGATTTGGTGTGGAAAATGTCGGTGACTTTATACGCAAGCGTGCAGAAAAGAACGGCGACGAAGAGGTCGAGATACTGCACGGGGTTATGCCCCGCCGCGACAGGGATGTAACCCGTCCCGATAACTTAAACATGCGGTTTATGTCTGTGTATGTGTGCATGCAGACTAAGATGGTAATTAGCGAGGGTGGTTTCGAGGGGCTGCCTTACGTGGTGCCGCGCTTCCTAAAAGCTACCGGGGAAGTAATGGGTCGCAGTCCTGCGATGACAGCGCTGCCTGACGTTAAGATGTTGAATCTTATGTCAAAAACCATTATCCAGGCGGCTCAAAAGCAAATTGACCCGCCACTGTTAGTGCCCGATGACGGGTTTCTTTTGCCAATCCGCACACAGCCAGGCGGCCTAAACTTTTTCCGCTCGGGTTCGCGTGAGACAATCACACCTCTGAATACTGGGGCAAATATCCCGATTGGTTTAAGCATGGAAGACCAGCGTCGTGCGTCTATACGACAAGCATTTTACGTGGACCAGATACTGACTGCTGGCTCCCCACAGATGACCGCGACAGAAGTTATTCAAAGGCAGGAAGAGCGTATGCGCGTTATTGGGCCTGTTCTTGGCAGGCTTATGAACGAGATGCTGCGCCCACTAATTGACCGTGTGTTCTCGCTTATGCTGCGCAACAACATGCTCGCTCCCGCCCCTGAGGTTCTCCAAGGCCGTGACATCGACATTGAATACGTTTCACCGCTGGCACGGGCGCAAAAATCTAGCAGCCTAAACAATACTATGCGGGCTCTTGAGATTCTGTTGCCTTTGGCTCAGAGCCTGCCGGTAGGCGACCACATTGACCCTGACGGACTTGTGCGCCATGTAACAGATGCCCTGGGGGTTCCGAAGTCCACACTACGGTCACAACGCGAGATTGATGAAACCCGTGAGGCACGCGCACAGGCAGAAGCCGAACAGGTTCAGCGCCAGCGTGACCAAGAAGATGTTTACACAACAGCACAGGCCGCACAGGCTGTGAGGATGGTGCAACAGTGAATGACGATGAAAAGCTCAAAGCAATTGAAAAGCTAAAGTCTATGTACCGCGAATCATTTAAGAGCGAGAACGGGCAAAAAGTTTTGTTTGACCTTGAGGCCCGCTGCAACTTGCGCAGCATTAGCTATGTGGCAGGCGACCCAAATGCCACGGCGTTTGAGGAGGGTAAGAGGGCCGTTATCCTCCACATTCACAACATGATAATTGAGGAGTCATAATGTCAGAAGAAGCAGTCGAACAGGTAGCCCAGCCTGAGGGCACTATGCTGGAAACCCCAGCAGAAGTGGCAGAAGGCGGGTCTGGTAACGATTTCTTGTCAACCATACCGGAGGACTTGAGAGAGCACCCCAGCCTCTCCCCTATCAAGGATGTGGGCAATCTTGCCCGCTCATATGTAAACGCCCAACGCCTCATTGGCGCTGATAAGGTGCCACTACCCGTAAACCCAACAGATGAGGATTTGGATAACATCTACAGCAAGCTAGGCCGCCCTGACAGTGCCGACGGATACGAAATTGCTGTTGACGGAAATATTGTCACAGAGGATGTAGCCAAATCTTACTCTGACGTAGCGCATAAGCTGCGCCTTACGCCTGACCAAGCAAGCGGGGTGATAGAGTATTACCGTTCTATGGTCCAGGAAACGGGCAGCATGAGTGAGGCGGCAGAGACTCAACAGCGCAATGATACAGAAATGTCGTTGCGCAAGGAGTGGGGTGATGAGTTTGATGCCCGCATTGAAGATGCTGGTAACATTGCGAAACAATTTGGTGGCAACGGAATATTGGACATGCGCCTATCCGATGGGACTAAGGTGGGTAACCACCCTGATTTCATTAAGGCATTTGCAAATATGGCAGAGTTCAGGCAAAGTGTCACAAGTGAAGACACAGTTTCTGATGCGTCGATTTCTAACGTAGCTACCCGTCAGGCAGCGCAACAAGAGATTGACGCAATTATGAACGACAAGTCACACGCTTATTGGGACAGAAAGAATCTGTCTGGCAGGCAGCGTGCGATTGAAAGAATGCAAGAGCTGATGGAAGTCGTACATGGGTGACGGCGATACTGACATCAGGCTCGAGTGTTTAAGGCTTGCGCTTGAGTTTGGTACTCAGCGCGAGGTAACTAATCCGGCCCACCTAGCAGACAGATATTATGGGTGGGTCACGCAGGGTAGCGGCAACAGCCGTCCTGTTGGCAGTCGGGAAGACGACAGCCCCAAGGAGGCTAAAAAACCTAGAAGTGTCCGCAAGGGTAGCACATCGCAATTAGTGTAAGTGCCAACTGTGTAGAAAGAGGAGACAACCATGTCTACACAAGTCAATACGGCATTTGTGCAACAGTATTCTGCAAATGTGCAGATGCTCTCACAGCAGATGGGTTCCCGTCTGCGTGACGCGGTGAGCATTGAGAATGTTGTTGGGCAACATGCTTTCATAGACCAAATCGGCAAAGCAACTGCCGTGAAGCGCACGACACGCCACGGGGATACTCCACAAATGGACACCCCGCATTCCAGGCGTCGTCTTTCGCTTGATTCCTACGAGTATGCAGACCTGGTTGATGACCAGGACAAAGTCCGCATGCTTATCGACCCGACTTCCTCCTATGCCCGTGCCGCTGCTGCTGCAATGGGACGCGCGATGGATGAGGTTATTATCTCGGCTGCAACCGGCGCTGCTACCACAAACGGTGGTGTAGAGAGCGGTGGCGTAGCCAGCTCGACTGTCAGTCTTGACGCGACCAACAATTCCGTTGGTTCTTCTTCCTCAAACGACGGCCTGACTATTGCCAAGTTGCGTGAAGCAAAGCGTAAGATTGACCTTAACGATGTTGACCCGTCGATTCCGCGTTACATCGCTGTTGGCCCGAAGCAGATTGAAGACCTGCTCGGAACAACCGAAGTAACATCAAGCGACTTCAACACCATTAAGGCTTTGGTACAGGGCGACGTGGATACCTTCATGGGCTTCCGCTTCATTATGACCAACCTCCTGGCTATTGATAGCAACGACATTCGTAAGTGTTTTGCTTGGGCAGAGGATGGCATCACCCTGGGCGTTGGCAAAGACATCATGGCCCGCATTGATGAGCGTGCAGACAAGGGTTACGCAACCCAAGTTTACTACTGCATGGACATCGGCGCGGTTCGTATGGAAGAAGCCAAGGTCTGCCAAATCTTTTGTGATGAAACCCCAGACTAAGAGGAACTGAGAGATGGCTAACGTAAATACCACTCTGGTAACCAACTTTGAGTCCTCGCCACACATCGCAAGCCCTGCACATCAACTGCATGGCGCAAAGCGTGTGGCTATGGGAACCATTGCTTTGGTAGCCGGTGACCTTTCTGCAAGCGATACTGTTATGCTTGCGCCAATACCAACCAACGCTTCTGTAACCAGTATCAAGCTGTTTAACGATGACCTTGATAGCGGTACTACCAACACCTGTGATGTTGGCTTGTACTCTGCTGACGGCAACGTGACAGCGGTTGATGATGATGCGTATGCTTCTGCAATCACTGACCTGCGTGGCGCTGTTACGACAGGCACAGAGGTTGCGTTTGAAGCTCGTAACATCAACAAGCTGGGCCAGCAGGTTTGGGAAGATGCCGGTCAGTCTTCTGACCCAGGCGGTTACTACTACGTCGGGCTCGTGTTCGACGCGGCTGGTGACACTGGCGGCGACCTCTCGTTTATTATCGAGTACGTCGTTAACTAATGCAGAGGGGGCGGGTAACCGCCCCTTCTCACTCTTGCTCGGGAGAACGGGCGGTGGAGTTCAATAGAGATTTTAGATATGACCTTAAAGTGGGTCAGATGGCCGAAAGCTGGCTGGCTGACCTGTTCCAAAACCGAACTATTGAAATAAAAAGGGATTTCAAGGCTTCACGAACCGGTAGGGTGTTTGTGGAGTTTTTTTCTAGGGGGAAGCCATCGGGCATCTCCGTTACAGAAGCAGATTTTTGGGCGTTTATCATTGACAACGAAACTGTGATATTATTGCCCCGAGAGCGCCTCAAAGCGATGGTGGAGACGGCGAAGCACGAAGGCAAGGTCTGGGAGGGCGGCGACTCTAATACCAGCCGGGGCGTTTTGATAGAGTTAGAAAGGTTAGTGAGCTAATGCCATCCGTAGTAGATATATGCAATGAAGCTATGCACTTATTGGGTGCAGACACAATTACGTCCCTTACGGAAAACTCAAAAGAAGCCCGGTATTGTAATTCAGCTTACACTGAAAAGCGTGACGCTGTCCTGCGTGGCCACCCTTGGAATGTTGCAATTACTCGCGCAACATTGGCAAAAGATGCGGAAGCCCCGGCGTTTGGCTTTGACAACCAATTTACTCTGCCAACCAACCCGTACTGTCTGCGCGTGCTATCTTTCTGGGACAATAATGTTGATAACGAGCTATCGGCATATGACAGTCAGGTTATGTTTAAAATTGAAGGGCGCAAAGTCCTGACCAACGAAAGCGAGTGTAAAATTACTTACATAGGGAGAGTCATAGACACAGAACAATACGACCCTCTTCTTGTAAGCTCAATAGCGTGCCGCCTTGCGGCAGACGGCGCGTATCATTTGACAGGAAGCATGAGTGTATCCCAACAAATGCAAGTACTTTACGAAGCGCGTTTAAGAGAGGCACGCGGGATTGATGCGATGGAGGGCCAGCCTGACAAGCTGCTTGCTGACGACTTTGTAAATATAAGGTTCTGAGATGGCGCGTGTTTCAACTATTGTCACAAATTTTCAAGCTGGGGAATTATCTCCGCGCCTTGAAGGCCGCATAGACTTACAAAAATATAACAGCGGTGCTCAGAAGCTGGAGAACATGCTGGTGTTCCCGCAAGGCGGTATTACGCGCAGACCCGGCACCAAGTACGCTGGCTCATCAAAAGATGGCGGCAAGGTGCGTATCATCAATTTTGAGTTTAGCGACGAGCAAGCATATGTGCTTGAGTTTGGCGCAAACTACATACGTTTTTACAAAGATGGCGGCATACTCACCGAATCAACCAAAACCATCACGGCTGCTACAGCAGCCAATCCTGTTGTTATAACGTCCAACTCTCATGGCTTCAGCAACGGTGATAGGGTGTTTATCTCTGCCGTTGCTGGCATGGTTGAGCTTAACAACCGTGAGTTTACTGTAGCCAACAAAACCACAAACACTTTTGAACTGTCGGGCATAAACGGCAGTGCGTTCACCGCATACAGCAGTGGCGGCACTGCGGGCAAGATTGTTGAGGTGACGACCACATACAGTGTTACAGAAATCTTTGAACTAAACCATGTGCAGTCAGCAGATGTTTTGTTCTTGGCTCACAAAGACCATGAGCCTGCAAAGCTGACGAGATTGACAGCCACCAGCTTCAGTCTGGCTGATATAGATTTTATAGATGGCCCCTACGAAGACGAAAACTCAACAACGACGACGATAACTGCAAATGCAAACACCGGCACAGTGACTTTGACCGCATCCGCTGATTTGTTTGATGCGTCTAAAGACGTTGGGTCTCTGTTCAGATTTAGAGATGTGATTGAGGTGTCTCATAGTGAATGGGCTACAGGTGACACATATTCTCAAAATGACATCATTCACTTCAACGGCAATGTTTACAAAAAGACAGATTCTGGTTCAGGAGAAGCGACAGGCGCACAAGCCCCTGTGCATCTCTCCGGCTCAGAGGTTTATGGAAACCACACCTGGCAATATCAACATAGTGGCACAGGTTTTGTAAAAATCACTGCCGTTACAAACGCAACCACAGCAACCGCGGTGGTTCAGAATAGCGGAACTAACAGTCTTATCAATGACTTAGTATTGCCGGCAAATGCAACGGCAGGCACAACTCGTTGGTCGCGGGGCGCATTTAGCGTGCGTAACGGTTTCCCTAGAGCTATTGCCTTTTTTGAAGAGCGTTTGTTTTTTGCTGGCACAACAACACAGCCGCAAACAATCTTTGGCTCTGTGACGGCTGACTTTGAGAACATGACGCCTGGTACGAATGACGATGATGCCATCAACATTACGATTGCATCCGGTCAGGTTAATGTTATCCGGCATATGATTCCGGGTCGCTTCCTGCAAATTATGACAACAAGCTCGGAGTTCACGTTATCCGGCGGCACTGGCACTCAACCCGTAACGCCTACAAGCGTCAATGTTTTGCGTGAAACAACATTTGGTTCTGGTGACGTGCGTCCGCTCCGTGCTGGTGCAAGCACAATTATGGTGCAGAAGGGATTGGAGAAGGTCAAAGAAGTCACGTTTGATTTGGATACTGACGGTTTAGTAGGCCGCGACCTGACCATACTGGCAGAACATCTGACACGTGGTGGCATCAGCGACATGGTGTGGCAACAAGAGCCGGAGCTTGTGCTTTGGTTTGTTCACTCTGACGGCACGCTGATTGGTCTGTCCTATGACCCGCAGAACCAGACTATTGGTTGGCACAGTCATCCGGTAGGTAACAGCGGCATAGTTGAGAGCATAGCGGCCATCCCAAGCGGCGCAGAAGACCAGGTTTATCTGTCGGTCAAGCGCACTATTAACAGCGCTACTGTGCGGCATATTGTGTTCATGGAGAACATATACTTTGGCACCGACATAGACGATGCCTTTTATGTGGACTCTGGCTTGACGTATGACAGCACGGCCACAACTACCATTAGCGGCCTCAGTCACCTCGAAGGTGAGACCGTACAAATTTTGGCAGACGGCTCGGCGCACCCGGATAAGACTGTAAGTGGTGGCGCTGTCACATTGGACCGCAGCGCCAGCACAGTGCATGTTGGCTACTCCTACGACTCAAAGATGCAGACGCTCCGTCTTGAGGCTGGCGCTGATGATGGAGTGTCACAGGGCAAGATTAAACGTATCCACGGCGTTACTGTAAGGTTTATCGACACTGTTGGCGCGGAAGTGGGAACGGATGAGAACAATATGGACCGTATTCCGTTCCGTGACAGCAGCATGGCGATGGATAACGCGGTGCCCCTGTTTGATGGAGACAAAGAGATTTCGTTTCCTTCAGGATACGACAACGACGCTAGGGTTTTTGTTAGGCAGACGCAACCGTTGCCAATGACTATTCTGGCAGTGATGCGGAGGTCTAACACATTCGATGCTTAAAATACGTCCTTATACACAAGATGATGTGTACCACATTGACCTGGATTATTCGCTGCCGAAGACATCACGCCAGGGGTTGGTCGGACATGACAATATTGTGGGGTTCACACTAGAGGATAGCGGCACAGTGATGGCCGTAGGCGGTGTGCATGTTATGTGGTTTGGTGCTGGTGAAGCGTGGGTGCTTGTGTCTCCTGAATGCTTAGACATACCGGCATCCTTTGCTCGTTATGCAAAACGGCAGTTTAATAGTATATTGCAAGACACAGGGTTACGTAGGGTCCAGGCCAGCATTCATGTAGACGACGACAGGGCGTACAGGTTTGCCGAGTGGCTTGGTTTTGAGAACGAGGGCGTTATGCGCAAATACGGCGTCGAAGGTGACGATTACTACAGAATGGCGAGGGTGCAATGAGCTACGCAGCTATCGCAGCGGGCGCGTCTGTCGCTTCTGGCATCATGGGTTTCAAAGGCAACCGTGCGGCAGCCCGGCAAGCCGAGCAAATATCTGAATACAATGCCCAGGTTGAAGAGAACAACCTCGTTATCCTGCAACGTGCACGCAGGGAAGCAGAGATTAACATCAGGCAGCAAGGTGAGCGGCTTATAAGCGCGCAGCGAGTCGCGGTTGGCGCTAGTGGCCTACAAGAACGCGGTTCAAATCTTAATATCTATGCCAACGCATATTTTGGCATCGAACGTGACGCAGCCCGCCTTCAGTACGCCTCAAGCGTCGACGAGGTCCGGGCAACGACAGCGGCGAGGAAAGAAGTTATTGAGGGCAGGGCCCGCGCATCATCATACCAAGTCGCAGCTATGGGCTCTTTGCTTGGCGGCACAACGCAAGCCTTTAGCACTTACGGCCAACTTGGCGGGTTTGACACGACAGGAACAGGTTAATGCCACAAATCCCTATTTATAACCGTGGGCAAGGCCCGACAGTGCAGATGACAACCGGCACTCTCGGCCCAAAACTGTCATCCCAAGTCTTTGAGAGAGCCGCCGCAGCGCCTGGTGAGGTTGCCGCAAGGGCTCTTGGAGATATTGCCAACGTAGCCGCTGACTTTGAGGTTAGAGAGCAAAAAGCAGAGCTTGAGGCTGCTGAACGCGACCTGATGAACAAGGCTGATGAAGCCGCAGACAGGTTTGTCTTTGAAAACAACGACGACAACTACCGCGCCTACGGCATTAATTCTGGCAATTTCAAGACCGACTGGCTGCAATCAAACGTGGACACATACGAGGGCTTGAACAACCGCCAACGTGCAGCGCTGTCAAACAACATCGACCGCCGTATGCAGCTTAAACTGCAACCCGGCAAGGTAAATGCTTTTAATCGCGGTCAAGCCCGCAAAACCGATGTCTTCAACAAAGCGGCAGAGATTCTGGTAAAGGAGATGGCGTCTGCTGTTGACACGCCTGCCGAGTCGGGCGTTGCGTTGGATGTGACGACGGCGGAGGAGTACCGGGCAAAGATAAAGGAAGAAGCTGACGCACTGCACGAATCTGCTATGGAACAAGGGTTGTCAATAAATTGGACACCCGACAGCATTGTTTTTAACGCCACGAGAGAGCAGTTAATTGATTTTAGCCTAAATCCAACTACGACCGCAGACGCTATGCGTAGAGAGGGCGACCTAATCAGGGGAGGAGATGGAAAATACAGCCAGTTTACGGCAGACGAACGAGCAGTTTTGTCACAGACACTTACAAACTCCCTTAATAAATTAGAAAATGAAGAAGTTGCTAATGCGGAGTCTAATATCCAAGGCGCTACGGCTGCGATAAAACTAGCAGACACTGCCGACGCGCGATTAGCCGCGTTTGCAAATGGCATGGAAAATGTTGCTACACTACGTCGAGCTGGAAACTATGCCACTGCGCAAACCAGAGAGTCTGAACTGCGCGCATTTTTGTCTGCTGCAAATACGTTTGACCAAATCAAGTACGCTACAGCAGCAGAAGTTACTGATGTCATTCTAGAGCTACGCGAGACTGCTACGACGCTGGCGAATGACCCAAATGCCGACTTGGGGGAAGTAAGACAGGCTGAAGCCAACCTCGAAGCGGCGAAAGTTCTGGCTGCTGAAAGAAGAGGCAAAATTCTTGAAGACCCGGC